AAATATGGAGCTAAGTCTGGTAAGACAATTCAGGATTTAGTTAACGATGAAGATTTAGTACAAGCCATGATGCAACAAAATCCAAGTTTTCTTAATGAGCTTGATGATGCGCTCGGTGGCGGCTATATACAAAAAAGATTTGCATCGGGTAAAAAGAAACGTGGTCCAACGCCAACGGAACGTGACACAGGGATGAAAATAATTGGCAGAGATTTTTTACAGGAACAAAAACAAATTAAACCAGGTGTTGACGATTCAATTGAAAAGCAAGTAAGAAAAGATTTTATAGAAAAAAATAGATTTCAAACTGACTTACAACGAAAAGCATTCGAAACACCACACACCAGTAGTAATCCAGAGAGATTAGTTTTTAATCATGATGGTGTAGATTATGTAAAAGTTTCAAAAAATACTTACGTGCCGAAAGACCAAGCAGAGCTGGTCAGTCAAAAATATACAGCTATGGATAGAGGCAAAGAAAGACTTAAAAGTAATTTTAGATATAAAAAGAAAGACAAAGATGTAAAAAGTATTTCAATTTTTGAAAAAGAATTATCACAAAAACCTAGAGAAATAAAAAGAAGACAAACACGAGCAGCACAGAGTGCTGGAGAATATGTAAATCAATATGAAAGAAGAATTGATACGGCAAAAAAGGGTCTTGATGAATATTTAGAAAATAATTTTAATTTAAACCCAGATGGAACTTACGACGTTAATAGAAACTGGAAAGCAGATGCCGTTCCATTTTTATTAGAAAAGTATGGTGATGATCTTGTAGTTGATGGTAAACCTTTTAATAGAGATGTTCTTACACAAATAGTTAGAGACAATGCAAAATTAAAAGATTTTAACGTTACAGTAAGAAAGAGCAAATACAGACCCACAGATAGTTTTTATGCATACTATACAGACAAGTTTCAAGATGTAATTAACCGTGTTGAAGATGTAACTGATCCAAGAACACAAAGAACTTTTCAAGGAACAAATCCTGAATTTCGTTTTATAGATTTTATGGGGAAAACAAGAAAAGATTTGTATGGAGCAAAAGCAACAAAAGACGGTGAAGATTTTTCTGCTTTAGTAAAAGAGTATGACCCAAGAAGATTAAACGATCCTACCTATGAACATTACGAGGCTTTCCAACGTTTTGCTTTTTTAGATGAAGCAAGAATAGAAGCTAACGAATTAATGAAACCAATACTTAAAAAAATATTTTCTGACACGGACAGACAAAGTTTACAAATAGCACATAAATATGAATCATCGGGAATTGCAACTGGTTATGTAGATAAATCAAAAGCTGGTACAGGTGGCAGTCCATTTGAAATGTACATTGATCTTTCAGAGATAAATCAAGGTGCACAAAAAACACTTGAAGCAAAAGCAAGAAAGCTTGTTAATGAGTATAAAAGATTAGAGGGTCAAGATAAACCAACAGATGAAGTATTAAAAAAAATATACGACATACATGATGATATGGTTAAATTAGGAGTACAAGGACAAGCGTATCCCTTTGTTTTAGGTGCGCCAGACCCACGAAACATTGATGAAAAAATATCAGCATTAATAAAAAACGCTCAAGAAAAAGGTATACAATTTACTGAACAAGAATTAAAAAATGCTGAAGAGGCAGTAAACCTATTAGTCGAAGCAGGGAACATATCATTTGAAAAATACGGTACAAGACTAGGTGGTTTAAATAAAGGAGGCTTAGTAGGAGACGTGGACGATATATTTGAAGAAGAAGATGAAATAATGAGAGCAAAGAAAAGCATCTTTCCTAGAATATCTATAGAGTTTGGCGATGCAGCAAGAGGCACGAAACGTTCTTTTGGTGAAGAAAAACCACAAGAAGAAGTTTTTGATATTGAACAAAAGACAACTGCAGCACCAATGCAGAAAACATTTGACGTGCAACCAACAGAAAACATTTTTACAGGAGAGGTAGAACAAGCAAATCTAAAATTACCTTTCTGGAAACTATTTACAAAGCCACCTGTCAACGAAACAGCACCAATACCAACACCTAAAGAAAGTTTAGATAACCCAACAAAGAAACAAAAAGAATCTTTAGAGTTAGAAAAAGAAAAGAAAAAAGATGATGTCTTTGATCCTACGCCAGAGGATAATGACAAAGTAAATTTAGTGGACGATGTAACAGGCATGGATATATCTGTAACACCAAAAACAAATCAACCAATCACGGGTGTATTTTATTCTGACATAGAGAGAATTTTATCAAGACCTGACACACCAAAGATATTTCCTAACAAGCAAGCATTGTTAGATTTCTTCCGTAAAAATAGAATTAGAGATTCAGAGTTTAGAGATTATCAGATTGAATCTTTGCTTCGTGCTTATGATGACACTACACCAATATCTACCGATCAAGTTATTAGACACTTGCGTCAATCACCAATCAGGGGCATGCATGTTCATGCTACTGGTCAAGGCTCCGATATTATTAATCCATATGGTGAAAAACCTACAGCATATACAGATTATTTGGAGCCAGGATTCATATCAGGCACGCAACGTGAAAGAATTTTATATATTCCAAAAAATAAATTAGCTGGAGATACAGGCGCTGATCCGCAAGGCATTTTCAAAGGTGAAAGGATTCAAAATCACGGCTTTGGTGTGCCAGATGATTCGTACATTATTGGTTGGACAAGGCTCACGGACCGTAATGCAATATTACCAACAAAATTAGCAGCACCAAAGTCATCATCTAATATACCAGGTCTTACTCGTGAAAGAGAAAGAATACAAAGACAACTCGCTGGGCTATTTGCTGAAGGACAAAATAAATTAAATGCACAAGCACAAAGACGAGGTATACCTGTTGATGAAATACAATCTAGATCTTTAGAAGAAATGCTTAGCACTTATTCAGGTACTCTTAATGAAATAAGCCCAGGATTGGTAGATCAAATAGACGAGCTCATAGTAAAAGCAAGAGATTTAGATAGTGATATAGCAAAAGCATCTAATGTTGATACGAGCGGCGTTGTGCGTGTAGCATATGCCGATGAGATACAATCAGATATTATGCAAGCGGCAGCTGGTAGAAAACAAAAGTTACTTGCCACACTTAGAAAAATATCAGAAGAAGGTAGAGAATCAACAACGTTACCTGAGCTTGACAGAATAGGTAATGAAGCATTAGCCTTTTTTGAAGAAAATAAATCTGTATTTAGACCACTGGCAAAATCAGAAACAGAGGTAAACGTGTTTGCTGAAAACTTAAACAAGCTTGATGCAGAAATAGATGAGATAATAAATAGATACATTGAGACAAGAGAGATATCTGATGAAAGTTTAGCAAGGGTAAAAAATGATTTAATTGACAATATTGACAAAATGATAAATGATTTAATAACAATAGACGCTACAACGTATGATGGTTTGTTTCCTGATTTACCATTTAAGAAAAGAGAAGAGTGGGCAGATGCATTAATTAAAAAAGATTTATTTGAATTAGCATATAGAAAATTTGTATTGAAAGAAGAAAATGTACCAGATTATTATGCAGTCACACCTGATAAGTTTGTCATAGACAGATATGGTTTTAAGGGTGATTCATCTACACCAATGGACGTAAGGGCAGCAGATAAGAAAAGACAAATAGATATTTTTACAGGTAGAGGCGAGTTTGTGGGTTCTGAATACAAGGGTATTGGTATGTCAGAGTTTTATGGTGGGCCAAACGCAGTGACACCAGATGGTAAGCACTACACATCCACAATAGAAAAAATATTGAAAGCACAAGCGAAATCAAACAACTCTGAATTTATGGTGCTAAATGTGCAGACTAAAGCAGGAGGAAAAGATTTTTTTAGAATTACAGATCAAAATGGTAACATGGTGGCGACGCTTACAGATCAAACTCAGGCAAACACACTGGTAAGAAACAATCCAAACTATAGAATAGAAAGAGTATCTGTGCCGACTGATAAGAATACATCACCATCTTTTGCTATTAAAATTACTGAAGAAATGCTAGAACCATATAAAACTCACAAAGCCAAGGGTGGATTTGTTGAAATGATTGATATATTTGAGGTATAATGGCTGTAGAAAAAGGTATAACTGGCGATCCAACAGAGGTAATTTCAGAGTCTATTGAAATAGAAACGCCAGATTCATTAATTGTTGAAAATGTTGAAATGACAGATGACGGTGGAGCGATTGTTAATCCAGTTGAACTACCACCAGAAAACAGGTTTGATGCAAATTTAGCAGAATTTATAGATGATGATTTATTGCAAGATTTATCATCAGATCTCATGCAAGAATACAAGGATGACAAGTCATCAAGAGATGAATGGTATGACTCATATTCTAAAGGTCTAAAATTATTAGGATTTACATATGAAGACAGATCTCAGCCCTTTCAAGGGGCAAGTGGTGTTACACATCCTTTGCTAGCAGAAACGGTAACTCAGTTTCAAGCACAAGCGTACAAAGAATTGTTACCCGCAAACGGTCCAGTAAGAACACAAATAATTGGTGCACCATCTTCACAAAAAGAAGATCAAGCACAAAGAGTGCAAGAATTTATGAATTATCAAATAATGCATGTAATGGAGGACTTTGACCCTGACCTTGATCAGATGTTGTTTTATCTACCATTATCAGGTTCTGCATTTAAAAAAATATATTTTGATACTACTCTTAACAGAGCAGTTTCCAAATTTATTCCAAGTGAAGATTTAATTGTACCATATAGTTCAACAGATTTAGCGACGGCTGAAAGAGTTACACACGTCATAAAAAGAAATGAAAATGAAATTAGAAAAATGCAAGTGCAGGGAATATACAAAGATGTTGATCTACAATACAAAGATGAACCTACAAACAACTCCGTACAAGAAGCAGTAAATAGAATTGATGGTGTAAGACCGACAGGATCAGGATACAAAAGTGATGTTTACACATTATTAGAAATACACTGCGATCTTGATGTTCCTGGTTACGAAAACGAAGATGGAATAAAACTTCCGTACATTGTGACTATTGATGAGGGATCACAAAAAGTTTTATCAATTTATAGAAACTATGAAGAGGGTGATTCTTTAATGAAGAAAAAACAATATTTTGTTCATTATAAATTTTTACCTGGTCTTGGTTTTTATGGATTTGGTTTAATACACATGTTAGGCGGTCTTTCAAGAACAGCAACTTCTGCTTTAAGACAATTAATTGATGCAGGAACTTTATCAAATTTACCTGCTGGATTTAAAGCAAGAGGACTAAGAATACGTGATGATGATAATCCTTTACAGCCAGGTGAGTTTAGAGATGTGGATGCACCTAGCGGAGATTTAAGACAAGGACTTTTACCTTTGCCTTACAAAGAGCCAAGTGCAACATTATTTCAACTCTTGGGTTTTGTTGTACAATCTGGTCAACGTTTTGCCACAATTGCAGATCAAAAAATAGGAGACAGTGTTGCAGCAAACGCACCTGTGGGTACAACTATGGCGCTGATAGAACGTGGTTCAAGGGTTATGAGTGCAATACATAAACGTCTTCATTATTCGCAAAAAACAGAATTTAATCTTTTAGCGAAAGTATTTAAAGATTTTTATCCTCAAGTTTATCCTTATGACGTTGGAAAAAATGCTGCGGCAGCGTTTAAAGCATCAGACTTTGATGACAAAGTTGATATTATGCCTGTTTCAGATCCAAATATTTTTTCTATGTCGCAAAGAGTTACCTTGGCTCAAACACAATTACAAATGGCACAATCAGATCCTAATCAACACAATCTTTATGAAGCTTACAAAAGAATGTATCAAGCTTTGGGTGTAAAAGATATTGATGCAATACTACCTGTGCCAAAACCAGACAGCCCAAAAGACCCTGGTATTGAAAATTCAGACGCATTATTAGGTAAAAAATTAGTTCCTTTCCGTGGACAAGCTCATCAACAACATATTGAGGCACATAGAATATTTATGTCTTCAATGTTAGTAAAAGCAAACCCTCAAGCAACAACATTATTGCAAGCTCACGTCATGGAACACATTTCTTTACTAGCTAGAGAAGAAATAGAGGCACAAAATGCACAAATTATTGAGCAAGAGGCACAAAGATTTGGAGGAAAACTACCTCCAGAGCTACAACAACAGTTCCAACAGCAGTTAGAAATACAAGTTGCTGACAGAATTAGTGATTTAATTGGTGAAATGTTTGTTGAAGAGCAAGAAGCGATGGCTGGACAAGGACAAGATCCGTTAATTGGACTAAAAGAACAAGAATTACAGCTAAAAGCACAGGATATTCAAAGAAAAGCACAAAATGATCAGTCAAAATTAGAACTTGACGCTGCAAAATTAGAGCAACAAGCAAAATTAGCACAAGATAAAATAGATTCGAACGAAGATATTGCTCAATTGCGTGCAAATGTTAATTTAGACAAGAAAAACGATGCGAGCTGACGAAAAATTAGCGGATTATTTTGACAAGCTTATGCTTATTGCAAAAAATAGTAGTAAATCCTCCGAAGATAGTATACTTTTAGCAGGAGCTATGATGGCAGTATCACGAGTTTTGTTTTATGATCATCTTAGCGAAAAAGAAGCCAATGCTTTGTTAGATCAAGGTGGTCTAGATCTAATTGAACTTGTTAAACCAACGATACACTAATGAATTTTAAAAAAACAAAAACACAAGTAGTAAAACAAAAGAATCCTTTTCCTAATTTACAAGTTTCTTCTGATGCTGCAATTGTTTATTCACCTTTTGTTGTCAAACAAAACAAAGGTGGGGGCCCAAAAGGGCAGACAAGCAAGATGCAAATCAAAAAAGTTGCTTTTAAGGGTGTAAAGTAATAAAACCATCTCAACAAAGGAGGTTTCTATGAAACTTTTAGCAGATCTATGGGCTCATTTGAAAGAATGGTCCGATTGGAGCATGAAAGATTGGATTAAAGCTGGTATCGTAGCAATAATCGTAATCGTAATTATAGGAGCAATCTAAAAAAACATGTGGCAACTATTAGCAAAACCACTTCTTGGCGTCGTCGCTGATGGCGTCAAGGGTTTCGTTGAAACAAAGAAAGCAAAGCAAGAATTAAAACTTACAACTATCAAAGCAACCCAGAAACTCAAAGAAGACCAGATTGCTGGTAAAGTTGCTTGGGAGCAAAGTGCAGTTGACCAAATGAAAGGAAGCTGGAAAGATGAGGTGGCACTTATTGTTCTACTGCTTCCAGCCGTTTTAGTATTCACGCCCTTACAAGAACATGTACACCAGGGCTTTATCGCTTTACAGGATTTGCCGTCGTATTATCACAACCTACTTTACATTGCAATTTCTGCTAGCTTCGGCATTAAGGCGGGATCAAGTGCAATAGGAATGTTTAAAAAGAAATAATGGTTACTAAATACATTAAGTTTAAAGGATCAATAAAACCAAAAGGACTTACCATGGCAACTGAAGCAAAATTAAAACAACTTAAAAATACTGGCTTTAGACAGGGTAAAGATTACGAAGTTGTTTCAAAAAAAATTGCATTAGGTAAAGCTAAAGGTGGTTCAGTAAAAAAAGTAAAAAAAGTTATTAAGGGTTTAAAAAAAGCTTCAAAGTTACATGCGGGACAAGCAAAAACTTTGCAGGGTGTGATAAAGAAAAGGTATAAAATAGCATGAGTTATGAAGAATTAGCAGCATCAGTAAAATTAAGTGAAGGTTTTAGAAACAAAGTATATAAGGATACCGAAGGATTCCGCACAATTGGATGGGGTCATAAAGTTGTCCACACAGATGATAT